ATCAGCAATCGGTGATATTGCATTACGACTGGTGACAAATGAAGAAATCGAATCTATAATGTAACCGCCAGTACCAAACAGACACCAAAAAACACCTAGTTTATAAGCTCGGTGTTTTTTGTATCTAGCTAATCCTGGTCCTCGAAGACTGCTTGCTCAAACGCTTCCATACGGTCATTCTCTGACTCGTCTTGAGCTTCCCCTAACATCCCTGCATGCTTTGCATCAAAGTATGCTTTCTTTGTTAGTGCCTTTGCAATCATCTCCTCACCTTCTCCCATGCTCTTGTCACGTACTTCCACCACTGAGATACCTGTGGTAATCAATGATGAAGCTACTGACACACCATGTTCTACAGTAAGACGTACAACCCGTGCTGGGTCAATAACATCTTCTCCAATTTCTAGTGAGCCACCAGCATTACTTTGAATTTGATTGTAGGGAGCTTTCAACGCTTCAGTCAATACTGACTTTGGTAGTTTCTCTGCAACAGCCTTTAAGCAAAGACCACCTCCAGGTACATATCCTTCTTGAAGTGCTGCCTTACAAGCAAATACACCATCCTCAATCTTTAACTTTAAGTATAGAAGTTCTGCATTGGTAGAGGCTCCAACTCGCACAACCCCAACCGCAGCATGTAGATTTGCAATACGCTTTTCAATACTCATCTTAGTCATCTCATTCTTTGCTTCAACAGCCTGACCTTTTAGCATTGCTACCCGTTCTTTAATCTTCTCATCCTGTCCTTTCTTTCCACCTTGGAGGATTGCATCCTCTCGGCCTTCAACGTCCTTTACCGTTAGTTTTTCTGCATACCCTAGTACCTCTTTTGTGACGTTGGAGAGCTTTTTTCCTTTCTCCTTATCTACTACAACAGCTCCTGTGTAGATAGCTAAGTCTTCTAGCTGTTCTGTCCGTAATGCTGGACAAAGAACTGGGAAAATCTGGATTCCATTCTTTGCAGAAGCAGCTAATGACATAATTACATTGTTACTAAACGCTGGAGCAAACAAAGCAATCTTTGGTTCTTGCATTTTGTTCAAGAGGTTTACCACTTCAGCTACGTTATCCATCTTGTAGTTGGTAATGAATACAGGTACATCTTCTACAATCATTTCAAACCGTTCTGGATTTGTAACAAACCCTCGGTGAGCTACCTTTGCAGGAAAACTCATTCCTTTTGTAATCATTGTTTCTACCACTCCCTTGTATCCTTCTACCGTATCCACATGGTTATCAACAAAGTTACCATCCTTATCTCGTGCAACTTCCCATAGCATTTCTGCTACCTTATCTGCAATTTGTACATCCTCTTTTCCAATAGAGATAACAGCAATCTTCTTTAGGTCTTCAAGAGATTCAATAGGCTTTGCCATCTTCTTAATCTCTTTAATCACTAACTCTTTTGCATTTTTCATTTCTCCACGAATAGCTCGTGCTCCCTTTACGTCTGTAGGACTTGAATTAAGACCTGCTGATGGAGCAGAATCTTGGTCTAGCATGTCAAAAATAATGTTCATTAAAGTTCCAGCTACAACTGCTGTACCTGTTGTTCCATCTCCCACCATTTCGTTTGTTCGCTTTGAACCTTCCTTAAAGAAGTCTGCGGCCAGACGTTCGTGTTCATCTTTTGGCTTAATGTTTTCAGATACAGTAACACCATCGTTAGTCAATCTTGGACCACGATTAAAAGTTCTAGGAAGAATAGCGTTCTGCCCTTCAGGACCTAACGTCAACCTAACTGCATGAAAAACTTGATTAACACCGCTTCGTACTTTCTTACGTGCCTTTTCACCTGTAAGTACACTTGTATAGTCACCCATAATATTTATATTTTCTGTCCATTGATTTTAGAAGAAACTCTGTCACCTCGTATTCCTCTTTTCACCTTTGGAGTATTATTCACCTTATAATTTGTCTCTTGAACTATAACACCCCAGATTTGACTGTTGTGTTCTAGTCCAAACTCTGACAATTTCTTTTGTGTCCCAGTTATAATAGCATCTTTTTTTTCTGTTGTTTTTCCTAAATCAAAAATAACCTGCGTTTCTAATGCAGACCTGCTACCAAAATCATTTACTTTGTATGTATTCATATGTTTATTAGGGGTTATGCTCCCCTATAGTTCCGTTGTAATGAACTAGCCTTGCCCCTCGCAATAAGCGACCTATACGGTCTTGGAGTATGTTATCTATCAGATGAATTTAAATTGTAGAATCAATATCAAGGATGTAGTGCAATCTAAGACATAAACGTTGAAGGAACTATTTTTCTTATTCAATAATAGCATACTCTGGAAAAACAACTGTGGAAAAGAAAAGTCTACTATTGAAGTGATACTTGTTGTTTTGGTAAAATGATACATCACTACTTTATTGTTGTGCCAGATAATATATATTTATAGCCGTTTGTTGTATATAAATGTTACATAACTAGTAAGCCATAATATAAAAACACCCTGCGATTGTAGTCGGTATCAGGGTGTTCTGTCTAACAGGGTCGCAACCCCTTTAAGCTGGGTCTATGTGGACAGACACCTTACCAGCCGAGTCAGTATAACTTACTACAATAAGAGCATGACTTGTGTGTATATTCTATCATAAAAAAAAGCACCACCACTAGCAGTGCCTAGTTACATCAAGCGATTGGTTCCCCATCTATGCAGGACTCATACGCTTGGTGAGATAATTTATACGTCTTCTTCCGATTCAGGGTCAATGACGAAACCAGAAGGCTCGACAGTTGGAGCGACATCGACCAGTGGATTGACTGAAAGAAGGAAGATAACAGGGTCACCATTCATGTCAGCCAGCATTTGATAGATATGAGCTGGCCAGCCGATAGGGGCAGACTTGATGATGTACCACACTTCGCCATCCATATCAGTGAATGTCTTATCTGTGCCGTCGTCATTCTTGACGGTTTCGATAGGGACAAGCTCGACTATGCCCCTCAGACAGACATCCTTGGCGACGTTGGCTTTGAAGTTACTGAACCATTCCGTGTAAGGAACTTCCTCGATGTGAGACAGTGCTTGCTCTGCCCAGATTTGGGTTTGACAAGCCTTGCCCTCAACACCAAACTGAGTAACTTCACCTGCCACCAGTGGTTCATGGGATGCCTGAGCGATGATTGGGGTAACATACCAACCAACAATCAGTAGTGCTACAGCTATAAAACGATACATCTTATTTCCTTTTCATTGGATGTTGTATGAGATACGCCCGATGACATTCATCGTCACAGAACTTCCCATCAATAGTCTTTAACATACTCCACTCGTTACAGGGTCTGCTACACCCTGTACACTTGCGTGGTTCTGCCATGCTAGACCCCACTTTCTCTGAGGCACTCAAGATAGTATTCTCCTGCACAGTGTTCACCGCAGAAGTGTGTGTCACCACTGTCTTTCTTCACAACAAAAGCGTTTGCCACATATATCTGCGTCTTGCAGTTGAGGCAGGGCTTGCTGTGCATGAAGTCTGGTGTGAAGTCACACTCGCTTCTTTCTGGGTAGTCCACTTTCTCTCTCCTTACATTAAAGTGTCCTTGACGATAGGGTTTGTAGATATCGTTCATGCCTTTTTCCGCACAACTAGTTCATACGCAGGGTCGAGCCAAGTTGAGTTGATTGTGATAGCAATCTGCTCAGGGGTTTTTGTTTCAAACAAACGATGCCATGCACGGTGCTTGCTGACTAAAACCAGAGACAGATTCCCTGAAGATATACAACCAGACCCACGTAGCTTTTTAGGCTTACGGTGGTGGTAGTTGTACCCCTCACAAGCTTTGGGCTTTTTTCTTCTCGACATTGTGTTTCCTTTCCCATAGATACGAATCATATACGTGACGCTTATCGCCACGTACAAGGTAGAAAACAGTATCTAGCAACCACTCCATTTCTTTCCATCCTGTTGGATAGAGTCGAGCGTTTACATAGACACGGCTACAGTAGAGCAATTCATTACCACAAGTTAAGCGGTTAATACATTTGCTCATCTGAATCTTGTTCATCATCATCCCCCATAGTGAGGTAGATGTAATGTGCGCGTCTGTGCTGTTCTTCATCGGAGTAGAATATACGGAATAAAGTTTCCGCATCCCGACATCCATCAGAACAGACTGCAACACATTCTAAATCATCGTAAGTGTCATGCACCTTGATGGGAGCATCACACCAGCAACAAAATGATTGTTTCATAGTCTTTCTCCTTTCAAGGTGCTTCTAACCCCCATTGTACAGCAAAAAGGGACAGCTTTTGAAGTTATCCCCTGTTGTTATTTCCTTATTGCTCTATTCGTTTCTTTGCTATCTCAAAGTATGTTTCGTCTAGTTCTATTCCGATAAAGTTACGGTTGAGGTTTTTGCAAGCTACTCCAGTTGTTTTAGAAAAGATGTTCATATACTTTTTTTATCCATTTATAAAAGTCATCTTCGCTCATCGTATGTTTTGCAAAGTTGCAGTATTTACAACATGCCACGCTGTTATCTTTAACATAGCCGCGCTTGCTGTTTTTCCTATCTATACCATTACATGTTAAAACGTGGTCTGATAACCGCTTCTGTTTTTTGCTTTCATTCAGTCTATCCTCTATTTCTTTTGAGTATTCTAGTCCACAATACTTACACGGGCTTTTAGCTAAAGTAGAAAAGGTCTTAAAGTCTATAACTTCATCATATCCCATCTTCATGTTCCTTCGTTTTAGATGAGAGTACTGTACTTTAAGTAGTGCCTTTTCCCGGTCTGTATAAATACCATACTGATTTCCTTTTCTTGCTAATACTTCATTCCTTAGACACCCACAGCTATTAGACTTACCACTAGACAGATTGTCGCTGACTACAGCTTTTTCGTTACCGCACGAACACTTACAGAGCCACAGGTGCTTACCCCTACTATCTTTACCAGCATGTTTTATGACGCTGAGTCTCCCGTAATTATCGTTGGTTCTATCTTTAAATCTAGGCATTTTATAGTTTCTTTTATTCGTTTAGTTCCAATATCAAAATAATTCTTGTCTTTTTCTATTCCGATAAAGTTCCTGCCTATATTAACACATGCAACTCCTGTTGTAAACGAACCAGCCGTAAAGTCTAAGACTGTTTCTCCTTCGTTGGTGTATGTTTTTATTAGGTACTCCATAAGTGCTACTGGTTTTTGGGTTGGGTGTTCTCCATTTATACACTTAAAATAAATTAATGTATAGGGGTTTTCTTTACCTCCATTAGATACATTTGTTGGTATGTTTTTTTGATCTCCGTAAGTTCCCCCTCCTTTAGTTCGGGTAAACACTTTTTCTTTTACCGTTTTAAACTGCCTATTATATATTGGTTGTTTTTTATAAAATACGCTTATATTTTCCGTTTTTCTTAATGGTTGTTTCTTAGCGTTTAAAAAACCAGTCGGTCTACTTTTATCCCATATCCAATCATATTTATAGTTTTTAATATTACTCATTCTTAAAGCAGAACTAAATGGCTCACTACCAAATAATACTATTGCACCATTAGGTTTTATAATTCTATTAAGTTGTTCCCACATTAATGTAAAATCAATAACGCTATCCCACTTACAAGCCGTCGTTCCATAAGGGGGGTCAGTCAGAACCATGTCTACACTCCCGTCTGGGATGTTCTTCATTTCTTCTAAGCAGTCTCCGTGTATTAGTTTCATACCAATCTAATTACTCTAGTAACCCCAGTGCTTCGTCTATGGTTTTGTGTTCTGCTATTGACTCCATAAATCTGTACATTTTTTGCTTGTATTCATACCGTGATTCACAATCACACTCTCCTGCATCAGCAAACTCATGGTAGTCAATTTCTGCACACTTTTCATAATGAACATCGCCCCACCCCTTCACCTTACCCACGGCTTGCCAGAACTTTGGGTCTAGGAGGGCTTGACTGTCACTCAATTGCTTAAAGCAATCACCTGTGCTATTCCAATTTATGTTTAAGAAACCTTCTACGTTTGCCATAGTTCCTGCTGCCACATAAGTCCAGCCAGCCTTTTTCCCCAGAATATCTCCATACCACCCTCCCTCTATACCCCATTGGATGTGTTTTTCTATGTTTGTCATATTAGTTTTGTTACGTCTGTGTTGGTGAGTGATAATGCTAGTAGTAAGTCATTTTGAAATAAGTTACCCTTATCGTCAGAACATGCTTCCACAGCCTTGCTCCATTTCTCCCCCTCCTCTGCCTTGCCTTGCTTCCTACCTTCCTCCATCATCTCATCGAGTAACTCTTGGGATTTCTCTAGTCCTTTGCGTAAGCCTTGTGTACGTGCGGTGTGTAGGGCTTGGGTGAGGTGTTTGATTACCTCAACATCAGTTTTAGTCCCGTTACAAGAGCAACCAAACCCCTGACAACATATATATCCGTCAAAGTAATCCCCCCAACAATCCATAAACTCCTCCACCTGCTCCTCCATCTCCTTGTTGACCATTTCGTTGGCTTTACCTGATCTGGTAGTGGGGTTAGGGTCTGCTGTTTGGTAAAGTGTCCCTGGTTTTGCTATTTCCAGTACACTTCTCCTAGCTTCCCTCACCGCTTCCTCTGCTACTGATTGGGCGTAGGATTTTAGAGCATCTGTACATACCTCTTTTATTGCAGCACCCATATTTGGTATTCGCTCATATCTCTCAGTAACGATACTTTCAATGACCTGTTCCAACTCGCATACCACCCTCTCTAGCTCTGTAGTGTCCTCTCTTGCGTTTGCGTGTGCTCTGTTCATATCTCTAGTTTTTCTAATAGTTTGAATAATAGGCGTGGGCACTTGATTGGGAATGACCATGTACTGGTGTGTCGTAATTGACTCCCAGTCGTATATTCTTTTTAATTTTGTTATAAGTTTTTTCACTCATCATTGCTATGTCATGTGATAAGTCACACATACATTTAGCACAAACCCAATGGGCTTTCTTGATGAGAATTATATCTCTGTAACAGTTACATTTGTTTTTGTTTGCCTCATTTATACGGGCAAGTATCTTAGCTCCCTCTAATGCTTCTTCTTTTGTCATACGCTATTCTTTAATAAATCTCTTACAATTTCAGAGTATTTTACTGGACGTTTTTCTTTTACTATTTTTTTTGCTACTAACCTTGTTAGTTGTGCATGTACTTCCAAATCTACAGGAACCATTTTTCTCATACTCATATTTTTTTAGTTGATAATCATTGCTATAAAACCATATATTAGTATCAATCCTATACCCAAAAAAGTTAGTCCCAATGAATAATCAAAAAAACCATTTGCTACAAAATAAGTACTACCATCACAAATGTTCTGATAAAGGGTTCCTGACCATTGATATGTGCCTTTAAGACATTCCTTTAAAGATTCTGTTTGCATAATTGAATTTTATTATTAATACATTTCCATTGTATACATATTGAAGACAGAGGTCAAGGGGATAAAGGTGTGTATAAAAAACACCCTAGTTTCCTAGAGTATTGTGTTTACATATTTTGTAACTTTATGTTGGTTGTTTTTATACCAATCTTGTTTATTCAACCAAGAAAATACTAACTGATACTTGTCTAAAGCCTTTTGGTTTTGTACTTCCCATTTATCTAAAGTAGTTTTATATCCCTGGCTAGATATAATCTTTTCCAATTCATTAATTGTTTTAAGGTATCTTCTGTCCTTCTCACTTAAAATTGGCTTATTAAACATTATGCTATAAAAATTTCAACTCTTGGATTTTTTTTATCGACAGGGAACTCATCACTGAACCCTGATACATACTTCCTAGAGTCATCTGGTAAGATTCCAGCACTCACAAGTCCATCATTGATGAATTTTTTAGCAAAAGCTACGTTATCTATGTCTTTACGTTCATTTTTGCAATACCATACGTATGAGATATGCACAGGAAACTCCAGATTTGCCCCGTGGTGCGTTTTTTTACACTCCCAGGCTACTCTGTCCGTTTCTTCCTTTTTAATCTTCCCAGCAACAAATTTATTAGTTCTGGCCGCCTTGTCAAAGGTATTGAAATCAGTCAATTCACCTTCAATGATTATATGGATGGTATTTTCATCATTCATACTACTTTCTTACGAATTAAAGGACATTTACTGCATTTTTCATAGTTTTCATCTAATGTTTCTATAAAATGATGGTGTCTTCGGTTGTTTTTACAAAGAGGTTATTTGGGAGTCTTAAAATCATCTTCAATCTTTTCCATACTGTCTTGTTTTTATTTGTAAAGGTCTTGTGTATTTCTCTCTGTTCAGCCAATGAAAGTGATTCTGGTTTAATCTTTGCAACCTTAACATTGTTACCGTGCTTCTTGTTTAACTGTCTTTGTTCTCTGGACTGCAACATTGCTTTGAGTATCTTGATATTATTTTCTATTTGATATGCATCAATACAATTCCCAAAGTGAGCATAATGTCTATCGTGTCCAAGTTTCTTTTCTAATTTTCTGTATATCACACTCTTTGACAACCCTGTGTTCACCAATAGGTCAATAAGTATATGTCCACGTATCTTTAATGACTTGATATCTTTAATCATTTTGCTCTATCTAGCTTCCTTTGCCAAAACCAATAAATATCTGGTCTCATATTTCCACTATGCTTGGTAGCTAAGTCATATCTATGGATAATCTTTTCTTGCGACCACTTCTGTACCATCCTATGAACACTCAGGTACTTTCCTTTCTTGGCTTTGCCGTTCTCATCTCCACCAAATAACATTACTGCTGTCTTGTTTATGTAGTGAGCATACAGTTCAGGTTGCTTTGTGTTTGGTGTAGCAACTGTGAACCTACTCATGTCCATTGATATTGTTTCCATATTTCTATACTACACTACTCTCTTGTAATCTACCCTGTGGATAGCAATATATCTTTGACCATAGGCACACCTTTCCCCTGAAAGAAAGCAGGGTACTCATTGGGTATGTAGTTGACTAGCTAATGGGTTCAATCTCTTACCCCCGTAGTTACTTACTGTATGCTACACATTTCAGTAACCGTAATATATAAGAGAAATCTAATCCAGAATATATGAGATGCAAATCTAATGGGAGGGTAGCAAGGTGTTAGCTATTTTCCCTCCTTTCGCATTTGAACCCCATATATCTTTGAAGTTTTATTATGTCAGAAGCACGACACAATACTGTATAAGACTTGTTTTACATCATTTGCCTTAATTGATGGTTCGCTAGAACGTTGTTATGGGCATATAAAAGTTCTTCGGGTCTTCTTACGGTCTTTATACCCTGAAGCTCTCTCAATACGCTTGCAGTTTCCACAAGTTAAAATATGTTCAACTGGTTTAGAATTTAATGCTTCTCTGTACCGAACAAACTTATCAGTCGAATCAAAATAGGCACGTATGATTTCTTTAAAATCTTCATGCTCTTTAGATGTAAGAGTCCTCCCGAGTATCTCGGACATAAAATCGTACATTTTTCCTCTTGTTCGTGATTGTTTTACTTCGTACATAGCAAAAAACACACCTGTTAAGCGTGATTAAGTTTGAATACTTTGTAGAGGGAAGCCAAAGGAAATGTGAATGAACCTCCAATAGCTTGGCCTCGCTCTACAAAGTATTTAATTGTGTTATTTAGGTTCATTCACCTATAAATATACCATAGAATCAAAAATCACCTAATTTGTAACTGGGGATAAGTGGTGCTTAGTAATTTTACTCATACAACAATGCCTTTTTAAGGTCTTCAAGAGTAATACCTATCTCTTGCAACTTCTGGTCTACTTCGTTGCGGTTTATCATTGGTCCTATCACCTTTGCAGTTTCGTCAAACTTTTCTGGGTCAAACTCAAACTTCTTTACTTTACTTAAGTTATTCATATATTTTATGTGCTGTGCTTACGCCTACAACCTCAAGGCCTCACCCTTTTTTCCTCCACAGTTGGGAGGTCTCCCTAATTAACTGCTTCAAAGGATAATCAGGACTGATTGTTGGTTGTAGGAGTAAACACACCACTCCTTGTACCGTCCCAGTTACTATACCATTTTCTTTTTCTTCTGATATTCCAACTGTTGTGCATAAACTTTCTCACTATTCTCACGTACATACTTGGCTGTAGTAGCCTTCATTCGCTGTTTTTCGCCCTCTACAAGGTGATAACGGACAGTAGTGAGTGATACTCTATATTCCCTTGAAATCGCTTTATAGCTCATTCCAAGCTCATTACGAGCCTTTGTCCACTTTGCAACGTCTTTTTCTGTGTATTTTCTAGGTGCTACCATATTTTCTATATTACTTTGTAAATATATTCTGTTCTTTCAAAATTCTCCCTATGAAGAAACGCTTGTTGACCATCACCCCAATTCATTACTGTGGCATGACTCCAAAGCGTCTCCATAGAAACGGAATAGATAATACTATCTTCCATTTCCAGGATACGTATTTCAACACAACCTGCATCCCTAATTTTCTTTAAAGTATTATAATCAATACCCCAAGAATTATTGTTTCTCATCAGGTGTACACTTTTTTTGACTCGTTTTCTAAAAATTCCTTCTTTTAGAGAACCAATCTTTTGTTGACTTGAATTATAGTAGTTCACGATTTTTTCTTTCTCTTGTCCTTTTTCTTTTGTTGAGATTCTTTTACTGCCAGTAACTCACATTCTAGTTTGTCACAAATAGACCATGATGGAACTATCATTTTACATCCACATATTCTGCATCCATCTGCATATTTTGTGTTTCTTACAGTCATTACATTTGTCCCTCAGTGTAAGAAATAACCTCATCATCTTCAAATGGCATGTCACCAGGTTCAAGTTCTTGAGCTTCTCTTACACTGTCAGGCATTTCATCTACTGCCTGTGGTGTTTCTGAGCGTGGGGCAAGGAATCGTACATGATACTCTCGTGAGGTCTTCATCTTGTCACGTAACCATTCTGGTAGTGCTTCAACTTCCTCCTCTGTCATTTTATATACATCCTGTACTACTCCTGCATTTATTTGTTCGGGTACTTCCATTCCTTTTGGAATTGAACCAAAGCTAATTGCCTTGGCAAATTCTTTTCCGTCTTTCATGGTTTCGTGAGTCACTTCCACCATGCAAGCCTTATTGAGTAGGTCTTCTACATCAAATACTTCTGCTTCTTGGTCCGTAAGTTTTGTTCCGATAAGTGCATGAGCCATCAGACGTAGTGTAGAGGTCATTTTTTCACTCTTGTAGAATGATAGGGTAACTTCCTTACTGATTGCCATTGGTGATGATTTTGTCACTCCATCCTTTTCAAAATCTCGCATTTCATGCGGTAGTTCAAAGTATAGACGGATACGTGACTGTTCTTTTACACTCCCATCCTCGTTTAGATAGGGTGTAGGGACTGTTCCGATGTTTACGATTTTAAATAACCGTGCAACATGGTTTCCTACTGGTACTAACTCTCGTGGTTTAGTATCTGCTTTTGGTGCTGTAATCATAGATAATATATTATTCTTAATTTTTATAGTTTAACGTCATACAGGACGTACTGTTTATGCTAAGAGCAGGATGAGTACAAGTATGAGGGCATAACCACCCATAATGGTAAGCCACACTCTCCAATAGCAAGCCCATGCAAATCCAAGCATTGTTATATCTTGATTGTCTTCAATAAATTTATTCAGTTTCGGGTTCATATTTTTCTTTTAGATTTCTAATACTCTTGTGAGTTTCTTTTACCCAGTATCTTTGTTCCTCGGATAGCTTTGCACTGGTGTTGGGGTCAAACTCACCTGTTTCCAACATCTTCACCTTCGCTTGTTTCCACTCTTTATCATTTAGTCCTACTTGTCCTACTGGTACTGAAATCATATTAAGATTTTATTCTTATTGCTCTCCCAAACAAACCTGTCATAATTGTTTGTAAACCAGTAGCTCCTGTTTCAAACTCTACAACTTCTACTTCTCCTTGTGACTCTAGGTGATTTATCCATTTAAGTAATTGCTCTAACCCTGCATCGTAATTGTCATTACTAACTAACACAGCTAAATAGTCTCCTTTGTGGTAAGACTTAACGCCCTCTGGGGGATATAATCTGTCATCATGCTTTCCAAAAACGGGGGCATAGTTTCCCCCATCTTTAGTAGGATTGTAACCAATATAATTGTCACCGTGTAGGAATCCTACACACGGTCGCCCAAAACCAATCTCTCCTTTTTCTGATAGGATAATTTTATGTTTACTAGCAAATTCTTGTAATTCTTTAATTGTTTTTGTCATATTTTTAGTTTATCTAGTGCGTCTCTAGTCCCTTTAAACATTGGTATCTCCTCAACTTCTTCTTCCTCACACTGTGGACATTCTTCTACAAAATCTGAATCGTAGTGCAAGTCATGCGTGTGACAGTAAATCATTGACATATTATGTTTGGTTTATTTTCTCACCATCGAAATGGTCTTTTGCTACACTTGCTCGCACTTCTTCTGATTCGTCTAAGCCTGAACGTACAATCTCGTTCCAGTCATTGTTGTGTAGGGTGTGATAATCTCCATCAAATTCTCTTTTCATCCCGTCTACATTTATTGTGACTTTCATTTTTAGTATAAGTTACCTTCAGCTGGTAATTGGTTCGACTCTCTTGTGTATTCTTCTCGTTCTTCTTTGTAACTTGCTTCGTCTTCGTTAGGGTCTTCCATGTGGATGTCATCGAGTTGTTGTAATCGAAAACTATCCTTTTGGTTTATTGCTTCATGTTTACTATCCACAATATCTCGACCTAAGTTTTTAAATTCTTTTTCCATTTTTCTTTTTTATTATTTCTCTTAACTCTTATAGTATAGCACCTATACTTATACTACGCAACTGTATACCTGTGTATAAGAATATGGCTATGTTGAGCCGTGTAACAGAAAAACCACTCAGATAAATGAGTGGTTTCGCTGATAAAAAAGAAAGCCTATGTATTAGACATTCATAATTATACTTCATTGTTTGTTGAACAGCAAGCCTAGTACAAACCCTGCTCCAAAAATTAGTAGTAGTTTAATCATATGCCACCATTTGCTACAAACTTAGCTACAAACTCTTTGTTCCGTTCACGCCTACGCTTTAGCTCGTTTGGTTTCTTCCAACGTGCCTTTGCTACCGCTTGCATATGTTCTGGTGTTGTATCGTGGTTCTTCCGTGAGCTTGCTAGTAACTTACCAGCAAAAATTTCTTTTCCACATTCACAGAAATGCCTAGTCTTTTCTTTTTTTTCCATAAAAATTTTAATTGATTACTAATCGTGCATATTTTTGCCTGTTGGTTTTTGTCACAGTAAATCCTTTCTTTTGTATTTCTTTTTCAAGATTCTTTTCTAGTTGTTCAATCTCAATGAGATAATTATCTTCTCCAAGACTCACTTCACATTTTGGGACACCTCCATATCCTGAGTATAATTTCACTATTATTTTTTTACCCATATTATTTTAATTAGTCTGTATAACCTACGTCTGTACTCCTACATGCTGTACAAGTATCATCTCCCCACAAGTGCAATAGTGCCGTTTTTTCCCTTTTTTATTTTCCAAAAAAGCTGTTGCTTCCATTGTTTTTATTTCTTTAGACATATTATTGGATTGTTCTTTTTTAATTAGATAATACTATTATTAGGTATATAGCATATACAATCCATAAAACTGGAAATAGTATGGCAAGCCATATAAATAGTATTGCTAGTAAGATTATTCTTATCATATTTATTTGGTTAATATCTTATATATTTCTAGTGCATCAGCGTTTTGGTCTGAGTCATGAAAATGGTTGTCGAACTGGTCGTTGATTTCTGCTATCAGTGCATTTTTATACGCGTTGCACAGTTCCCACTGACTACAATATATTTCTGCACATTCTTTGAATAGTTCTAAGTTGTCGGGGTCGGTGTCTATGTTGTTTATGGTGTCGATTATTTTTTGTTGCATATTTTTTATATATTACAGGGCAATAAATACCACTGTTAAGATTATTAAAGCTAGTAATGTATATATTTTGTTATATACGATGTTCTTTTGTTTTTGTTTGTCGGCTTTGTATCGGGTGTACATAGTTATAGGGTTATTATTTTGGTGTATATATCTTGTGCTAAGTCGTTTATTTGTTGGTCAGACATATTCATGTCGGAATTGTTTTCTCGTTCTCCTTTTAATTCTGAGATTATTATTTTTTCCATATTTTTATGATGTGAAATGAGTAATGTGCATATCTTCGATTTCTAGAATAGCTTGCATAGCTTGGTCGTTGGTTATTTCTTGCTCGTTGTCGTAGGGGTCGATAAAAGTATCTTCTCCTATTTCATATTTAGCGGTTTCCAGTGCTTGCATGAGAATACCGTATTGTAAGTCTGTCAGTTGTTTCATATTTTTATATATTACTATTTTTTTCTATTTCGATACTGACTTCAATCAATTCGTTGATTAAGTCCATTGTGCTACTGCCTGAGTGTATCAATTCTTCTCGTAAAGCAGTTTCAGCTTTCAATAATTCTGATATTGTTTTCTTTTTCATAGTTTTGTACTATTTTAATAATTAAGTAATTCTTCACCAGTTGAACTGTCTATTACTATGATAGTGGCATCATCGTGGAATTGTATACGATAAGATTCACCAGTATTCTTGGAACTTAACCGTATATCTATATATTCACCTCCCTCCTTGTACACTGTACTTCCTGTCTTATTGTTTTTTACCGTTGCGTATAGTTTTTTCATAGTTTTGTACTATTTTAATAATTTCTACAGGCTATACAACACACACACTTTTTTTAATCTTCCACATCCTCCAGTTCTATATCTGTTACTTGACCGTGGATAGTAACCCATGTAGTAAAGGGTACATTTTCTTTTTGTAAATTGGTATCTCTATCTTCGATATAGTGCTTAGTCCGGTAGTGATAGCCTACAATAGTAGTTTCACCGTTGCGGTCATTGTATACGTTCCCTTGTGGCTTGCCTTTATACGAAAATGTACAAAAGTCTGATTCTGATACTACCCTTGTAATGCTCTCGTGTATATTTTCACCGTCTAATATATCAATGGTCTGATTTTTCATGTATGAGTCATTGTAGTATTTTTGCGTTTCGTGTTCGTGATGTACGCTTATTATGATTTTTTTCATATTTTTTCTTTTTTATTGTTGTGTGTGTTGTATAACCTATAGAATAGTGAGTACGTGCTGGTCTTTTAAATTCTTGATAGTGTCTGTAATGCAAGGGATAGTTTTCTATCCATTTGTTCTACTAGTCCACTATTTTCTAAGTCACATGGTGCAAAGAGTTTGTATTGTCGGGTAAAATGCTCTCTTGCATATTCCACCGCAATTGCCATTTCTTCTGGTGATACACGCTGTAGCTGTCCACATCGTGAACACTCAAAAAGTGTACTTTTTACCATTTTTGCATTTGCATTCTGTTGAGTATTTCCATCTTCATCTTCCCACAATGGGTATCTCATTGCATTGTATTTGATTGAGATATACTGTTGGTGATTCCCATGGCTAGTTTTTAGCTTGAACTCTTTACTGTGGGGGCAGGGTACAAATATATTTATCTTATGTGTCCCTGTATCCTTGTGACTATTTGATACGCATATATCTGCATGATTTAAATCAAAATCATGGGGTACTGGCATATCAAAGCTAGGGCTATGGTCTGCTATTCCTAGCAAATCACCTTTTTTGCTGTCTTCTTGTGGAAATGGAAAGCGAAACATGGTTGCATTATCTGTAAGCATTGACTGAAATGTTATTCCATCATCATCACTTGCTTTACATCTTGCTAAAATTTCAGCTTCATCCATTCGCATATAGTACATCGTTTCGCATGTACCAATTTTCTTACCGTTGTAGTACTGTCCCATAATTCTTTTTTATATTATGCACGTACTCACTACTCTATAGGTTATATCTAATCAATCGCTACACTATAGCTACGTTGCTAATAGTTTATCTATTAAAAGCATTTTTACCGCTTTTATATAGGAAAGTACCAGTATATCCACCATGGTATCCACTTAGTACTAAAGTATCGACTTGTTCGCCATTGCTGTCATAAAAATGACCTAATTGAAATATCTTTAATGGTAAAATTTTGTTTTTTAACATTGATAAAGTGTCCTCTCTATGGTCTTTATAGTCTGTGGCTCCGAAAGTTTGCTTGCCACTGTAGCAAGATTGTAGCAATATACTTTCACCAGTAAGTTCAAAAATGTATGTATACATAATTATTTTCTTTTATCTCTGATGTCTTGAACAAAGTCTTTCACATCATCATCATCAAGCCTTGCCGTAAACTGTTCAAGTTTATTCATATCACTACATGAAAGATTGAGGGCTTGCTGGCAAGCATAACGGTCTACAATTGCACCGTTTACACTACAGAATCCTTGCCCTGTAGTTATGAGGTGAACGAGTATGTTTGCGTAGTTCATAATATGTAATTATTTACCACGTGATACGCTATATTGATTATTCTATATTGATGTCAAGGTTCAAGTTGAGAACGTCTACCGGAGTAGCTTCTTTACTTCTCTTATACTATCAGATATTGTAATACAATGCAAACGTTCGCATAGGGTTATGTATCATATTACTAGCTATACCACACTTATACTATCTTGTATCATGCACACTCTACTACCTATAATCATTATACTACGCTTACAACTCACCACACGGCTTCATTAAAACAATGGGATAAAAGTGTGGTATGGTATTGCAATGATTAAAGCACCTGTAAAGAGTAATAACATCACTCCAACTAAACGGCAGCGACTAGCGGTTAAAAACATATCAGAACATCTCACTAAAGGCGGAGTGCTAGAGAGTGCTGGATATTCTAAGAGTGTAAGCGAATCACCTAGTCTAGTAATGAAGAGTAAGGGGTTTATTGTAGCTATGGAAGAAATGGGAATTACTGACGAGTTCTTAAATAAGGCTCTAATGAGCGATATAACAACTAAGAAAGGTAATCGGTTAGGTGAACTCACACTGGCGTACAAGTTGAAAGGTAAACTTACTGATACTAAGCAAGGTGATAAAACTCTGATAATCAATGTAACTCAGGAGTCTGCTAATAGGTTCAAAGCTACTGAAAGTGCAACAGAAACAGCTACACAATTACCTGCTGATACCCCTATCCATGAACACCTTGACAACTAGCTATTACTGTGTTTGAACTATATCAATCCGATAAGTTATGGACACCCCCCTACCCTTAAGCACCCCCCCCCTCATAGTGTTAGCAACACTGTAACATTGATGTCAAACCATTTTACAACAGTAGTATAATACTTAAACATTATATAAGACTATAAAGAAGATACTTACTGTAAAGGACTCATTATTTGAACAATACTCCGCCCACCAGGGTTTATTTGAACCATGTTATCTATATCCCTAACTGCGTTATGAGTTAGTTCTTTTTATGGAGAATGTAGTCGATGTTTCTATCGTGATACGTGTCTTTCATTGTCCCGTATCTTTTACAACCTATTCGTTTCATTGAAGGAAGGTTTGGGTCGTGAGCTACCCCGATTCATCTCTGTGCTACAATAGTAACACTATGTCCTTACTTGGTGAAACTATAGACAACACTACAACACAAGAATTATGTCCTCGGTGTACTTCTTTCCTTATTGTTGACCAGTATAAAAACATACATTGTTCCAAATGTAATCTATCTATCTCTAGTGGAGGGATGGTTAGATGTTGGTCTTTGAATAAAGAACATAAGGATTGGTCAAAAGAAGAAAAGAGAAAAGCTAAATTATTAAAAAAGGGATATGGAAAATAAAAAAACAAAAAATGGTAATAAGTGTCCAGCTTGTTCTCTTTCTACTGATACAGACAAAGGTGGCACTCTCATAAGGAGAGAAGGACTCTATGGTCCCTTTACTAGCTGTACTAGATTTCCTAAGTGTAGGTACACCTTTAATTGGGCGAAACAAGAAAATCCTGTCCTTACCGAACAGATTATAAGAAAAAAGAAACGTGGAGAAAAAGCATTATTTAATTGTTCAATATGAAATACGAAACATACAAATACGCAAACGATGAGAACACTGTAAAGCTAGAGTTTAGCTTACCAGCAGGTGATAATGAGAAAAAAGAAGCCTTTTTATCGTTGCTTATCCTTGCTAGTAAAGAACTAGAAAAAGAACTAGAATAAAAAGTATGAATTACGAAACAGCAAAAAAGCTAAAAGATGCAGGGTTTCCTCAAAAAGAACATACACTTGATGACTCAACAGCAAGCTACTGCCTTAGGTGTTCTTATATGGAAGCCTACACACAAACTCAACCGCACAACGGTGTCCATGGCTTATGCGTAACCCTCTTGGAACTAATCACAGCGTGTGGGGAGGACTTTCGTTGGTTAAAATACAACCGACATGCCAAGACCTTTCTAGCCCAAGGCAGACCCCATCCAACTATCAACAAGGACATTAAATGTACAGACCCAGACCCAGAAACTGCCGTTGCCCTTTTATGGATAGCTCTTAATACAAAATAATATATGAAATATTTTTACGACACAGAATTTATAGAAGATGGCAAAACAATAGACCTTATTAGTATTGGTATTGTTTCAGAAGACGGAAGAGGTTACTACGCTATTAGTACTGAGTTTGATGCCAGTAAAGCAAGTCAGTGGGTAAAAGACAATGTACTCACAAAACTTGAAAATGCCCCATCACTATACAAAACTCGTGAGGAAATACGTATAGAGGTAGAAGCCTTCATATGTAACGACACAACTGCTAAATCGGAGCTTTGGGCGTACTACGCAGACTATGACCATGTAGTTTTATGCCAACTGTTTGGAACGATGATGAACTTACCAGTCCACTTCCCAATGTATACAAACGACATTAAACAAATGTGTGATGAATTAGGAAACCCACAGCTTCCTAAGCAAGTAAAAGGAGAACATAATGCCCTTGCTGATGCAAAATGGAACATGGAAGCGTATATGTTCCTAGTTGAGAAGGCTAATGAGATAGTAAATAGATAATATGAACCCAGAAGCTCAACATGTACTTCATCCCTGTCAAGCATTGATTGCTATGGACCCTCATCGGTTCAGAGTTGCTTGTTGTGGGCGTCGTTTTGGTAAAACCTTTATGGTAGTTGACCAAATGAAGGCTAGAGCCTCTCTACCGAACTCCAGAATTGCTTATATTGCCCCTACCTACCAGCAAGCAAGGGATATTTGTTGGGCACAGCTTAAACGAGAGTGTGAACAGTCTGCTATGACCATAAATGAGTCCAGATTGGAGATTGTACTGGTTAATGGGTCCATGATTGTCCTAAGAGGTTGGGAAAACATTGATACGTTACGTGGTCAGCAGTTTGACCTTATTGTAATTGACGAGATTGCATCTATGCGTAACTTCTGGGAGAACTGGCATGAGATTATTCGTCCTACCCTGACTGACACTAAGGGAGAAGGTATCTTCATTAGCACTCCCAAGGGCTTTAACCACTTTTATGACCTGTTTAACATGGAAAGTAAGGATGATGACTACAAATCATTCCATTTTAGTACGTATGACAACCCCCATATTGATAATGATGAGGTAGATAAAGCTAAATCAGAGCTTACAGAAGACCGATTTGCTCAGGAATACCTGGCTGACTTCCGTAAAACTGAAGGACTCGTATATAAGGAGTTCAAACGCTCAGAATACATTGTTAAAGGCACAATGGATGACTGGCTGCTTTCTAAAGGACAGACTATTGCTCGTAAGTACCAAGGAGTTGACTTCGGCTTTGTTCACCCTGCTGCTATCCTTAATATCAAAGAGACATCTGATGGTATCTTCTTTGTTGAAACTGAATGGTACAAAACAGGGAAAACTGATGCTGAAATAGCTGAAGTAGCCGCAGCAGAAAAGGCGCATGCAGTATATCCAGACCCAGCTAACCCTGGAGGTATAGAAGAACTAAAGAAAGCTGGCTGTAATGTCCGAGAGGTTATTAAAGGACCAAACTCTGTAAAGAACGGAATTAATATTGTCCGTGAGCTTCTAAAGGCCAATCGTCTTTTTGTCCATGAGAGTTGTGAGAACCTTGTCTTTGAGTTTGAGACATATTCTTATGGAGACAAGGGTAGCAAGGCTAAGGTAGATGAGAACCCTGTAAAAGAGAATGATGATGCACTCGATGCATTACGATATGTCCTTATGATGGTAGACGGCAAAAAAGGACATAACAAAGCAGTCATCAGAAAACCCAACTTTACTGGCTTTAATAAACGAGGATAGTATTGTCTTTTATAAAGTATGCTACTATTAAAATCAAATACCAGGTGAGGGGTATACTAATTACATATGCTTGGAGAAATCACTAAAGGAAAAACCCCTATATCCAGCTATCAACCTTCTAAGGAAGTTGCTGACTTTACGACTTTTGTTCGGGCTGATATCCAGTCTGGAGAAGACATCCTTCACCGTAACTGGGTAGAACTCAATAACAGGTCTATTGAAGAAGACCAAGACCGAGGTAAGCGTACCTTTAATGCTTTTGTTGATGAAACAATAGAAGACCCTGCTACCGCATGGCAATGGCGTGGTACTAGGAGTAAGGCACGTAACCAAGCAATCGCTCTACATGCACAGCTTACTGCTGGGTATATTATTCCTGAGTATGTAGCTCAAAATGATGATGATGAGGAGGATATGGATTTCTCAGAAATGATGAAAGATACCGTAGAATGGATGATTACCAACTCACAATACAAATCTTCATTCCTTCAAGCAGCAATGGGTATGTTAGTAAACCCAGTAACCTACATGGCTGCTGACTTTGCAGATGTATTCCAGACTATTAAGACCAAAACTGATACAGGAATGTACATTAAAGAAGAAGTCATTGATGAGGTGCTTTCAGGCTTCCAAGCTCCTGTATATGGAGCCACTGATGTCCTTATCTCTAACGCCTACGAGCAAAATATCCAAAAGCACCGTTTCAATATTCAAAAACGCTTTATTGAATACTCAGAAGCAAAAGCAAAGTATGGAAAGCACCCAAACTGGGACTTTGTACGAGCTGGCATGAATACCGTACTATCTGACTCAGATGGCTTATTCTATGATGTATATGACAGTGACCACCCTTCAATGGTAGAAGAAGTTACCTACAGGAATCGTCGAGAAGATACTGAGGTGTGTTTCCTTGCTGGAATCTACATGGGTAACATGACAGATGTCGAATGGAATCCTATAAGACATCGAGACAACAAGGGTGCTCCAAAATACAATGTTGTCCCTTACGGATACCAACGAGTAAACGAGCATTTCTATTACTACAAGTCTTTGATGAACACTCAGTACTGGGATAACCAGCTCCTTGATGCTCAGTACCAGATTGGTATGAACCGAGCCTTCCTTGATGCCAACATGCCTGTAGCTATTTCTGGTAGTGACCAAGTAGACTCAGACGTTATCTTCCCATCAGCAGTTGTTACCTTTGAAGACCCTAATACAAAGGTCGTACCGCTACTTCCACAAGCTAACCTTGGAGGTATCTTTTCTGCAATGGCAAAGACAGAAGAATCAATGAATGAGTCAGGAGTGTCTCAGACAACTTCTGGACAGCTTCCACAGGCTTCTCAAAAGGCTACATCGGTTGCTATTGCAAACAAGAACGCTCAAGTAATGCTTGAAGGAGTAGGTAAGAATCTGGCTGAATCAGTTGTGCAATATGGTGATTTAATGAAAGACATTGCTATTAACAACTTGGTTGTACCACAAGTAGATGAGATTATGGGAGAGACAGCTCGACTAAAGTATAAGACATTGACCTTGAACAATAAGACAGTCAATGGTCGTGAAGTCTCTAAGGTAATCCGCTTTGATGAAAGTCTACTAGGGCGTGATATGACAAAGAAAGAAAAGCAACGACAATCTATGTCGCTCCTAGAAGAATCAGGATACCCTAACGTAAAGAAACACATTTACAGGGTAAACCCAGAGTTGTTCTCACGATTTAAGTATTTGACTCGTGTAGAACCAAAAAAGATGTTCCCAGAAAACGAGGAATACCGACAAGCAATTATGTCTCAGATTTATGCTCAATTTGCAGATAATCCATTTGTCTCACTGGAAGACTTAACTCGAAAGACTCTATACGCTACATTCCGTTCGGAAACGGAGGAGATTATGAAGAAGGAAGAAGATGCAGTTCCTCAAGCTCCAGCTGATGCAAAGCAGACCCAGTTTGGTCAGCAAGCTCAGAATACGGCTACAGCTACGGCTACACCTATGGCTGGATAGATGTGTGATATTATTAAAGTATATAAATAACTAATCAATATGGAAAAAACAATGAAAGTTGGAAAGTATACCCTAATGAACATGGAAAAAGTAACCCGTGCTCTTGAAGGTTCTCCAAACGACCGAGGTGAACTCAATGGTGGTGTTGCAGATGGAGAAGGAAACTTCAAACCAGAATCCCTACTTGCTGAGTATGACCGAATTGGTGGTCTTATTAGAGTAGAAAGTGACAAAGTTGTTACTGGTTCTTTCTATGACTTCAAAGGACGAAAGCCAAAAGCTGAAGCTGAAGTTAAATTCATTTACAAAGTGAACGGAAAGTTTGTTGAAGTAAAAGAAGATGCAGAAGTACCAGGTGAAGTAAAAGCTGCAAAGATTTTAGTAGAGGAAGCAAAAGCAAAGGTAAAGGTTACATCTAAAAAATAATTATGAAATCTAAAACACCTAAAGTTCGTTTACAAAAACGCCTAGCAATGGGAGGTAAACTTAAGCAAACCACGAAGCCAAAAACAAAATATAAACGAAAATAGTATGGCAAAATCAGATGACGAAATCTTGCAAGAGGTTGCACTTAAATTCCAAATAGAAGGAATCATCAACCTCCCAACAGAAGACGAAATTCTGAGCATCGCCTTATCGAACAGTCCAACCAAAGGTGATGTTTGGAAACACAAAGGAAGCCAACTAACGGATGCACAGGTGAAAGTGCTTCAAGAACAATCATTGACATTGCTTAATTCAAATCTATGGAAGGTTCTAAAAGCAGAACTACTATGGCAAGCACAAGAAAAAGGTCTTGTACGAGCCACATCATCCACTGACTTAATAGTAGGGAAGTCACTCATTTATATGACCGATATAATTGAAACTAAACTAAAAGCAATGGCAAGAAAAAGGTGAACAGGTGAGTCAGAGGGCTATTTGACTGAGATTGGAGTTGTATCACCGCTTCTCTAATCTCAATCAAATCGCTCTCAGCGATTCAACTCCAAGATGGGAGATGCTCACAGTATATTAGCTTTAACTGATGCCTGACGGGGCTACAAAAATACGATGGAAAAAATCCTAAAAGCACCAGAAGCGGAAGTAACACCAGAGGTAACTCCAGAGGTGGTAACACCAAAGGATGAACCAGTGGAAGAAGTTACTCCAGAAGTTGACACTTCAAATGAAACTGAATTAGCCGACCTCTTAGAGAAAGAAAAGGGAAGGGGTAAACCTGACCCTGAAAAGGCAAAGGAGCGTTATACTAAAAAGCATGAAGCTCCTGCTGAAGATGATGATGAAGATGATGAAGACAAGCCAATGTCGAGGCGTGAAGCCCGCGAGTTTCTTGCACAACAAGGTCATCAGACCTTAGTGGAATCAAACAGAGAACGCATCACTGACTACTCCGAATCAGTTTCAGAATCAGCATCAGAAGCAGAACTTATCCGAGAAATACATAAAAACCGTGTATTTCCAGAAGGGATGTCTTTACGTGAACAAATTGATGAAAGCGCAGCTATTGTTAATTACAAACGTTCTCAATCTAAGGCGGTAGAACTTGCACGAGCAATCAAAGGGAAAGATTCTGTATCAACAGATGCAGCTTCTACCCAACGTGACCCTCAAGCAGGTAGTGGTCCAAAAATTGAAACAGACCTAGCAGCTTCAATGAAGCGAAGTGGGTTTAATCTCAACAACAAGACACAACGCTACGAGAAAACACTTCCTAATGGAAAAGTACTTGTAAAAGTACAAGGACAGTCTCCTTTCTTAGTAGGCTAATTCAGGATTACAACGCTTATTAGCAAAGATGGTATCTATATGAACCATCAGCGTAATTAATATAACTTATGGCACGAGCAGACTTACGAGTGATTGGCCCACAGGCTTCATTCAAGCGATACATGGCAGCAGACCAAACAGCAGTACTAGCTGGAGAACCTCTCCACTCTACAGCAACTCGGTCTTCTGGAGCAGCTAACTCAAACGTGTACGTACTAGCAGCAGCAGATACTCCTGTTATTGGAACTCACCAGTTTGGTGGAGTTGCAATGAAGGACTCTGAAAACAAAGCAGATGGAACTACTCTAGCAGAATTCATCACTACAGCTAACCCTACTCCTGAAATCGGACGAATCCGAGCTAAGGCAGAGTCAGCAGCAGCGATTGATACTATGGCAGAATTGGTAGGAGTCTTAAACGATTCAGTCTTAATCGACTACAACGCAACAGGAGCAGCAGACGGAGGACAGCTCTACACAATCAAAAGTGCTGCTTCAGCAGATAGTTCAGGACTGATGGTTGTAGGAGGTAACATTGCTCTAGGTGAACTAGAGGTTACAATTTCTTCACTAGCATACCGAACTGACACAGCGTAGTAGTAAATCAGTACTTATAAACTAAACTTTATAGCGATGTCTAAACGAATACCGTGGAATAAAGGGTTAAAACTTTCAGAGATGCCTAAATATGAAAATATGGGCTTTCAGAAGGGGAATACTTTAGGAGATAATCCAAAAAGTAAATCAACCCAATTCAAAACTGGAGAAAGACCTTCTTCTAAAACGGAGTTCAAAAAAGGACATATTCCTTGGACGAAGGGCAAAGGCCACCTAATGACAGGAGTAAATAATTCATGTTGGAGGGGAGGGCTAGAGTTCCGTAAGCCAAATGAGAAAAAGCACATGTGCAGTAGGTACATGGGCTGGATGAAAGCGGTAAAAAACCGCGATAACTGGAAATGTCAAATTGCCAACATTGACTGTAAAGGTCACATGGAAGCACATCACATTCTCAACTGGCGCAATCATCCTAAACTACGTTATGAGGTTAATAATGGCATCACACTATGTCACTTTCACCACCCAAGGAAGGTGGAAGATGAGAAACGGCTAATTCCAACATTTCAGGAATTAGTGTCAGTATCAAGTGAACTAATTTGAATCCAACAGGAGGACACACATATGGTCTCTCCCCTGACGCATGTCAAACAGAGATTGATGCAGTAGCATGGGAAAAGTACCAGCGAACTGCACAACCAGGCTACCTTTCAGCACAAGACGATTTCTTTTTCAACCAAATGTCTACGGACCTTCTAGCATACACATGGGACGAAGATTCAAACGTAGGAGCATTTGAAGAAACAGATGAGCAGGAAACTCTACAGAATTCTGATACTTTCCTTGGAAACACTAAGACTAAGAAGCAGCAAAAGTGGACCAAGCAAGTACCAGTTTCTATGGAAGCGTTCAAAGCAGACCTTCATGGAAAGCGAGCACGTATCGGAGGACAGATGGGAGACCGAGCACGACTCACACAGGACAAGGCAACTATCCTGAACACTTACGGAGATGCGTTTGCAGGAACAGTAAACACTACTCCAGATGGAGATGCTGCTGCTTCTAACTCTCACACTACTCTAAAAGGATTCACAGTAGATAACTTGGAAACAGGTGCTCTAAACGCTAACAACCTTTGGACAGTAGTACAGAGTCTAGCAAACCAGAAGGCACAAGATGGTGAGGCAGGTTCATACGTATTTGAAGGTATCTTAGTACCATTCATCCTATACAAGACTGCAAAGGAGGTAATGGATTCAACTCTAGTACCATTCTCAGCAGAGAACCAAATCAACTTCTTTGACACTGTATACGGAACAGTTCGTATCGCAGCTTCAATCTTCCTAGGTTCTACATACAACACCAACAGTAATGCAAACACTTCTTACCACTGTGTATCATCACAGCATATGGTAAATCGTGAGACATTCATGGGGTTGTCTACAGACCTGATTGACCCAACTAAAACAGCTAATGACTCATGGATGTACCGTGCTCGATTCCTCGAAGCACACTTCTGGGAGACTTTCTCTGGATATGTAGGTTCAAACGGAACAGCGTAATTTAGTTACTCTATCCAGCCTTTGAAAGAAGTCAAAGGTTGGGCTAGGGTTGCTACCCTACTAATATAAAAAATATTTATGTCACAAATTAGAGATGATTATCGAAAAGCGTATATCTCAACTGCTACAACTACACAGGTAGTTTCAGGAGCAGGACGGTTACACGCAATAGTGGTGGGTGAAACAGCAGCAGGGGCAATATCAATTATTGATAATACTTCAGGAACAACAGTAAACATTGGAGCATTAAAGGCTTCCATCGTAGAAGGAACATACGTATTTAACTGCTACTTTGCTGCTGGTCTACGTATCATTACAGCAGGGGCAAGTAAAATCACCGTAATTTATAGCGATAACGCCTAAATATTATGTATACCATTTCTGAAGTTGAGAATAACCTTATAGGACTTCTTCACAGTGGTAGTCTTAATAAGGTACGCAACATAAACCAACTGTATGAACGTGCAGCAAATAACTTGCTTTCAAAGGTTACACCTCTGGAAACAATGAGACTTGCTACCCTGGCTAGTACCGTGCATGATGCACAATTCAACTATGCTCTACCTACAGATTATCGCTCTCTTGTTGGAATTTACCCTCAAGCTGGTAGGGAAATTTCTGACAAAGGACAGAGAATATATGCAGACCAGTTTGACCGAGCTAAATCGGTAGATGATAAAAAGATTTCTATTGAAGGAATAAATGGTGCAAAAATTGTCCGTATTGACTGGGCAGTTAAGTCACCAAAAACACTCAACAACCTAGACTCACTTACTGGAAATGGTACATGGGCGGCTGTTGCAGGAGCTACAAACGTAGTTACAGATACAATCTACAAATACTCAGGTAGTGGCTCAATCAAACTTGATGTGGCTGCTACAGGTGATGGTATTGATAACACTACAATGAATACAATAGACCTCTCAAATGAGGATAATGTTGCAGATGTATATATTCCAATCTTTATCAAAGATGCAACAGACCTAGCAAAAGTTACGTCAGTAACCCTTACTTGGGGAAATGACCTTACAACAAATTATTGGATAGGGGTAGCACAAACAGCACAAGCAGATGGCACAGCTTTCAGAGTAGGGTGGAATACAATTAAAGTACCTTGGAGTACTGCATCAGAAACAGGGACAGTAGTTCCTTCCACAATAAACTCAGCAAAAATTACCTTTACGATAACTGGTGCAATCACACAATTGAGAGTAGACAACATCATATTTTCTATCGGATACCCATTTGATATTAAATACTACAGTAAGTACCTATTCCAGACCTCAGCAGGAGTATGGATTTCACAACCAACAACATCTACCGATGTGTGTGTTCTTGATAACGATGCTTTCAACATCTTTTTGTATGAGTGCTTGGATGAAGCAGCACACCAAGTAGAAGGAGAGGACAGTAACTTTGATATGCGACAAGCATCAAAAAAGCTATGGGGTGACTCACAGGCTATTGACCCACTAGGAAGAAATGGACTGTACGCTAAATATCGAGTAGAACACCCTTCTCAGAAAGTAAAGATAGTAGGAAACTATGGTGGTACACCACGTTACCGTAATAGTCTTAGGGGATATTAAATATGGCAAAAAACTTTGACCTTACAGAAGAAACACTCGGATACTTCACAGGAGAAGATGCTACAAACACAGATAAACGAAATCTTGTGGCTGGTTCTCGTAACATGATTATTGATGAGAAACGTAAGGTTAAAACTCGTAATGGTAATACTCGTCTTGGTGCAGCAGATGTAACGATAGCTCCTACAATGAACGCTACAACTTGGAATACTTCTACTGATACAGAATTAATGGTTAAGGTAGCAAACAGTATTTTACAGGTATGGCTGGACGAAGTAGACGGTATCACCATTGACGCATGGACTAATATCCTCACAGGTATTACTGCATCAGTTATTCCACGATTTACTGCAATCTACGATGATGATGAAGCGATTGACCTTCTACAGTTTGTACTTGGTAATGCAAACCAGTATGAATGGAGTGGAGCTACAACAACTATTGCTTCTTCTACTTCAAATACACTAACAAAAAATGGTACTGATACATGGGCTAGAGCAAGGTTTTATGCAAGTGGAAATAAAACCGTATTGATTAACGGTACTGAATATACTTATTCAGGTGGCGAGTCTACCACAACCCTTACTGGAGTATCTCCAGACCCTACAGGGGAGGCTGATGACTCAGTGGTGCTACAAAAGGTAGTCACACATAGCAATAAACCAGCTTCAGGACGTATTAATCACACTATTGGACAATACCAGAACCATGTTCTTGTAGGCTCAGATAATGATGATTTAATCTATGTGTCAAGTAATGACAATCATACAAGCTACAGTCAATCTTCTCCTAGAGTTCCAGGGGAAGGAGCACTACTGACACTTGATGGTACGTGTAAAGGCTTTGGTATTTTATCTGAACGTCTTATTATCTTTGCTGGACTTAGTTCTGCATACTCAGCAGAGTTCTTTGAAATACTTATCGGGTCAGCTTTGACTGAAACTTTTAAGGTTAAGAAATACTATGTAGGTGAACTACAAGGACCACAGAATCCAGAAACCATTATTGCTAATGGTAACTCTATTATTTATCTTTCAAATGAACCAGCAGTACGTGAAATAAATTCACTAGAACAACAGCAAGGTGGTGCAGAGCCTAGAACACTGTCTAACCCAATCAAGCCTGATATTGATGCAGAAGATTGGACTAATGCTTGTGCTGTCTGGTATAGAAATGGCTATCACCTATCAGCCCCAGTAAACGGTAGGTTATATATCCTACAATACAAAGAAGATGCAGACGGAAAACTACGAAGATTCTGGCAAACACCTCAGACAATGTTTGTACGCCCTATGACTCCATTCAAAGGAAAACTGTATGGACACTCAGCATCAGTACCAGAATCATTCTATATGTTTGACCCTGATGCTTTTTCAGATATTAACTCAGCAGACGAGAAGACTGCTATACATTGTAGAGCACAATTTGCCTATCAGAACATGGGTAAGCGAGCAGTATTAAAGAACTTTGACGAATACTTTGTTGAAGGGGAAATTAGTCCTGCAACAATTTTAAGTACTATTATCAATTATGGTTTTGGTGGGTCTATTCAATCTCTTGAGAAATTCATAGATGGAAGTGATACCAATATCCTAGAAGAAACACTTGCAAATGTATCATTAGCACAACAACCACTAGGTGCAAGTCCTTTAGGTGGTGCTATATCGGCTCCAGATAGCACGGCTAAGTTCCATGCTATTATAGAGTTAGCAAAGGAAGACTTTTTTGAGATGCAAGCGGTGTTTGAGACAAATGATATTGATAAATACTGGGCAGTACTAGCTCATGGACCAAACTCACAACTATCAACTCGACAACCTATATTAAACAAAATATGAAATTAAAATCAAAACTTACAATCGGAATTACCTTACTTGCAGTAGTTTTAGGAGCAGGAATGATATTCCAATCATACCAATCTCCAGCAGTAGGAGCTGCAACTCAATTAGTAGCAGGACAGACATTCTTTCTTGCAGGTTCAGGTATTTCATCAACCGCAACATCTTTTACACTAACGTCTTTCACTATCCCACAAAATAGCTACGCTATTCTTGATGGTGATGTATCAGAAACTTTTTACGTCACGCTAGAGCCAGGAAGTAGACAACGACAGGAGATTGCTTCTTGTACAACAGTAGTCCAAAACGCAGGAGGTACAGCTACTATTTCAGGCTGTGTCAGAGGTCTTTCACCTATTTCTCCATACGGAGCAGATGCTACTTTACGGTTTGCTCACTCAGGAGGTACTTCAGTTATTCTTTCAGACCCTCCACAAGTATTTGAACAATTTAGTGCAAAAGGAAATGATGAGACTATTACAGGCTCATGGACAGTACCTACACCTACAGCAGCAGGACAGATTGCTTCAAAGTCTTATGTTGATGGAGTAGTAAACGGAGGAGATGTAACCCTTGACGGTATTGCTTTAGGAGCTACAGCAGGTGAAACATTTGCTACAGGTACGATTGTCTATTTTGATACTGTAACCGCTAAAGAATGGATGAAAGCAGATGCTTCTGTAGTTGCCTCATCAGCAGGAGTACAGCTTGGTATTGCCCAAGGAGCTGGTACAAATAACAATGTTATTGCAGGAGGTGTACTTACAAGAGGGTATGACACTACCCAGACAGGTATGACCATAGGACAAGAGCTATACCTATCAGACACAGCAGGAGCTACCTCAACAAGTGCAGGTACAATCTCAGTAAAACTAGGAATCTCAAGAACAGCAACAGCTTTCTATTTTGACCCTATCTACGGAAACATGGCAGGACTTGCTTATAACAATACTTTTACAGGTACAAATACTTTTACAGGAGCTGTTATAGGTGTTCAGCAAACTCAAATTGATAATTTTACGTCTTCAGGCACATGGACAAAACCCACTGAAGATAACTTTATTGGAATTGAGGTTTTAAGTATTGGAGGTGGAGCTGGAGGTGGGGCTGGCGAAGGGGGTGCAGGAGGTGGTGGTATGGCAGGTTCAGGAGGTGGTGCTAGGGGTGGGGGTACTGGTTCAATGGTTAATGCTAAATTTATTCCAAAAGAATTATTGACATCAACAGTAACAGTTACGATTGGAGCTGGAGGAGCTGGTAATACTAGCCCCGTAACATATGGCGGTACAGCTCCTGATGGTGAAAGTGGAGGAGATACTACTTTTGGTTCAATTGTTACAGCTAAAGGAGGATTACCTGGAGCTGCTGTTACAGCAACGGCAGTTGCTTTAGATAAGGGTTATCCAAATTTATCTGCTGTAGAAAACGGAATTGCTGGAGGTGGTAGAACAATTTGTCATCCTGATGCTGGTGTAGGAGGAATTGGGGCAACTTCTTTTTATGGAGCAGGAGGTGCAACTGGTACAGGTACAGGTGACGGTCAAAATCCTGCTTCAGATAGTTATGGAGCTGGAGGTGGAGGTGCTGGATGTCCAAATGGTGGAGATGGTGGTGGAAATGGTGGAGATGGGATTAAGGGATTTTTGAAAGTAATTGAATTTTACAACTAATTATGGCTAAAAAACTTTCACAAGGACAAGAAAGAGCATTAGCTCGAAACATCCAAGGTGGTACAGGTGCTCTTACTCAGCGTTCTTTAAACGCTGCTAAAACATCTGCAAATCAAGTAGCATTTAATTCTGTTGCAGACCCTGTGGGAACTTTTGGTGGTACTAAAGCAGATTTTACAAACAAAAAAGGTGGCTCAAGTGGACCTTCAAAAGAACAACTACTTATCAACTCTCAACAAGGTTCTTCTCCTGTTGGAGTTATTTCCTCTGCACAAGGTCAGTCAACTCTAAATGAATACAAGAAACGAGATGAACAAATCCGAACTGGAGCTGGTACGGATGCAAACCCTCTTACTGATATTCAGATTCAAGACTTTTCTAAACAAGGAATCTTGCCAGGTGATGTGGTTAAAGGAAAAGGAATCTTAACTAAATTTGGAACTTTTCAACCAGAAGCCGTTGCTCCTGAAAAGGTAGCAGACAGTTCAGCTACCTTTCTAAATCCAGAAACAGAACAAACTGAAGTAGTAACTGGAGATAGGGCTACTGTTGATGCTGCTATTGCAAACCCTCCAGATGGAATGTCCCTTGCAGAATCAAACCTTACAGGAAAGTCTGCTCCTTCTAAAGAAATGCAGGAAGCTATTGATAGTGTTGCAGTAACAACAAAAGCTCTTGAAGAAATAACAAGAAACTTTGAACGTTCAATGGTGTCTGATAAGGAAATGAAAAGTGAAGTTTTGGCTATTTCAAGACAATGGGTTGCTCGAAAGAAAACAATGGAAGACATTACCATGAGACAAACCAAAGGTCTTTCTACTCAACTTATGCGTTCTGGTGGAAGGTTTGTTGCTGGAACTACTGGAGGTATTATCTCTGAGTCAGAACGACTTGGAGTTTTAAAGATAGGTGAGCTACAAGCTCAAAAAGAATCTGCTATTATTCAAGCAAAGCAAGCAATCCGTAACTTCAACTACCAGATTTATACAGATTTGATGGATAGTGCAGAAGCACTACAAGACCAGAAAGTAGCTGAACTTGCTATCCTACGAGAAGCACAACAGGTTAAGGATGAGGAAATTGCAGAAGAAAAGAAGACTTCAGACCAACAGATGCTTATTGCTGAGGCTATTGATGAAGGGTACACATCTTCAATAGACGTATTCTCTGCCCTTGATGGCAAAGTACCTTTTGATAAAGTACGAGAAATGATGGAAGCAGTTGATGAAGAAACAGGTATCTTTACTGGAGGTGCAGATGAAACAATCCGACTAGGACCTAATGATTCATTAGTCAATGCAAAGACAGGAGAACGTCTTGCAAGTGGGATAGGAACTGGTGGAGGAAGTTCTAATTTTAATAGTAGTTCACCATCAAGCCAGACACCTGGTTCTAGTTCTCTTAGTGGAGGAACTACAACAGTATCTTATGTCCATGACGAAACAGGAGAAACCTACTCTTACGAGTTACCAAACGAGGCTACTGTAGACGAGGCTAGGGATATAAGAAACATAATCCGACAACTTCCAATTAAGTTGAAAGACAACGTAGCAGAAAAACCTATCCTAATAGCAGATATTTTACTAGATTTGCGTGATGGACTTGCGATGCAAGATATTGCTAACCTTATGAAGGGTTTTGTTCTTGACCTCAAAGGTGGAGCTGATGCTGTTTTAGGTGAGGAGTTTCTTTCTTTAGCTCTTGGGACACTAATTGAACCTGGTGACTTATCTGCCCAGATGAACATGGGAAGACATGAACAGGCTATGCGTATGGTTGAAAACGCTCAACTTGAAAATGTAGATACCCCATTTGGGGATACTGACTCAACAAGAGGGCTTATTGTTAATGTTAATCGAGTGACCGAACTTATTAATAAAGTTCCTGTTGACAAACTTGGTGCTATTGATAAGGCGGCATTCAAGTTCCAAAGACTTTCTGGTATTCAACTATCTACAGAAGAAGAAAAGACTGTACAGAAACTTGAAACCTCAATGCAAACATTAAGTGGTTCTTTCCGATTAGGATTCTCAGGACAGCAGTTGACTGAAACTGAAAAAGAATTGATGGATAGTTTAACTGTGTCTTTATCAGACCAGCCTGAAATTGCTATAACTAAAGCAGGTGAACTTTCTCATTATGTAACTGGATTGCATAATCAAGCTCGTTCTCAACGAGGATTACCTGTAGCAACAAGTGCTCAACTTATTAATGATAGTGCAAGGCTAGTACTTTATGAAACAAGAGCAACAGAATTTGCTGCTAAACGAAAAAAAGAACAATACAGCTCAACAACTGACGACTCTTTACTGAATGGCTTTATGAGTTCTGAGTTTAATTATTCATCAAGTAGTTCATCGGGCTCTTCTGGAACACTTAATGGTTATCCAACATCTTAATATGACTAAAACAACACAACCTACAATGAAGGAAATCCTGGACAGGGCTTTCGCAAAAAGAGATACAGATGATGATGCAAAAGAAATCACTGAACGATATTTTAGTGGTCGTTACAATGATAGGTTAACAGCAGAGGGGATGGACCCAGTACCTATTAAAAAACCAAAGATGCCTAAAGTTAATCTCAAGGCTGCTTTAGCAAACCAACAAGAGGGTTTACAGACAATGATTCCTGAGCCTGAACCTGTTGCAACACGAATAGCCAAAGATGTTCCTTCCGATATTAAAGAGGTGGGGGATTTTTCAGAAAAAATACAGCAAGCTCGTGGAGCAAAGATTGGAAAAATTCTTAGAAGTGAAGACCTTAATGTACTTGAAAAAGGTATGTCTACTCTGTCACAGGTTGTTTTGGGAAGTATTGCTGATGCAATAGCTATTGGTTCAACAGGGGCAATAAAGACTTTTGCTACACCAGAATTAGAAGAAGACATGAAAAATCTTGCGCAATCTGTAGGAGAAAACGAAAATGTCCAATCTTTAATTGGTACATACACCACTTGGTATGAAGGACTAAGTCCTGAATCTAAGAATATGATAGATGCAGTTGCACCAGTTGCAGAAGTTGCCTCAGAAATAACTCTAGCAGGAAAGGTAGTAAAACCAGCAAAAGAAGCTGGTCAAGCAGTTGTTACAGGAACAAAAGAAAGTATTAAGGCAGGGGTTAAAACATTTGAAACAGGAATGGAGCAAGGGGCAAAACTACAAAGCGTAGCAGGTGGAGTTGTAAAAAAACTAACACCAGATACTTCTGGGATGACATCTACTCAAATTGAGAAAAATATGGGACTAGGAAGTACTGATAGACAAAAGTTTTTTGCACAACAAGGAAAATCTGAGGGAGAGTACCTATTAGAAAAAGGAATTGTAGGAAACAGAGAACAAACAGCCAAGCAACTGTCTGAGAACTTTACTGCTCTTAGAGAGAATGTTGATGATGGATTATCAAACATACCTGGTAATCACCGTGACTCACGGGTTACTGTCGTAGCTGAGGATATAGCTAAATACATGAAAGATACATCAAGTCCTGAAGCAACTGAATTTGCTATTCTTGCTGATAAAGCAAGAGGTGTAGGTCTTGATATGTCTGAAATGAACAAAGTAAAACGTGCATTTGAACGTAATATAAAAATGAGTTATTACAAAGACCCTACTGTAAGTAGTAAGGTAGCACAATCGGCTACAAATAAAGATAAAGCATTACGAGAATTTCAATTTGAAATAGCTTCTAAGGGAGGTTTTGATAACCTTGCAGAACTAAATAAAGATATACAAGCAAGCAAGTCTTTAATGGACTCTATAGGTAAAAATATTATTGGAGAAAAGCCACCAAATAACATGAACTTGTCAGACTGGTTTATCCTCTCAGGCGGTGCTTCAAACCCAGCTTTTTTTGCAGGTTTCCTTGGCAAGAAAGTTCTTTCTACTGAAACAGTAAAAATATTTGCAACTAGATTACTTGCTGGATTCCCTAAAGTTAAACCAATCAAACGTGCTGATATGGAGACTATCCTTGAACGAGCAAGAGAAACATACAAAAAACAAGACATTGCTGAAAGAAAAAATAAGGAAAGCATCTTACTTTATGAAGAATTAAAGAATAGTGGGTTTAAAATGGGAGGCAAAGAAGGCTTGGAATTTGTATTGGAAAATCCTATTGCCCTTACACAGCAAGAACAACACTTGCTCAAACAAATTAAATTTGAAAAAGAGTATAGAGAAACTGTTAACTTTATTTTGGAAGAACGTAATAAAGGAAATGCTGTTGGTGAAGGATTCACTATTGAAAACATTGATAATACAGGAATTCTAAACCCTCAAAGCAGGTTTGACCCGTATCCGCTTGACACTAAAGACCCAACCTTAGCCCCTACATATAAACGCCCTGATACAATAGATTTTTAGTAGTTAAACTTTCTAACACAATAATATGTCAACAAAACTACGAACAGCAATACAAAATAGAAAGAAATCACAACTCACTGAAATGGAGGATATGAAAGAAGTGCTAAAAGGTCTTGCTGAGGAAACTAGCAGGTCTTCGTATGCTGTCATTCTTAATGATGTGTTTGAACGTGGTTTTGAACAACTGAAAAAAGATATAACTCCTATGTTTGAAGAATGGATTACTACCAATTTTGATGAAATGATAGAAGTTAAACTACGGGGTGAAACTGGAGAACAAGGAATTAAAGGTGTCAAAGGTAATCAAGGAGAAATTGGAAAGACAGGAAAACAAGGTATACAAGGTATACAAGGGGTTACTGGGATAGGAGGTAAGGAAGGTCCAAAAGGTATTGCTGGACCAAAGGGTGATAAGGGTATCGAGGGAGGAACTGGGGATAAAGGTGACTCTGTAACCCTTCAGGAAGTACTTGACGAAGTTGGACCAGAACTTGCTGCATTTAAAGTGGAAGTAAAAAATACAATGCGACAAGGTAAAAAGAGTGGAGGTGGTCAAGGAGGTGGTGGTATGGGTAACATAGTTTCGTTCACCTTTACTGGTGACGGTTCAACTACTGAGTTTGCACTACCTCATCGTGTTGCTGCTAGTGGTCTTGCACTATGGGCATATGTGAACGGACAATGGATACAACCAGGAGTTCACTTTAATGTATCTGATAAGACATTAACTATGACATCAGTATTAGACTCTGTAGATGTATTAGAAGGATTCTTAATCAGAACATAATAGTATGTTAAAACCTTTTAAGTTGAAACAGACTGATAAAAACAAAGAACTTGTTGAGCAAATTAGACAAGAAGTAATTAGTGAGTTAATTAAAGATGGTAAACTAAAGATATGAAAAAAGTACTAACAGCAATTCTAATAGTGATGGCACTCTCAGCAGGAGTGTATCTATATATAGACCAGACATCAGAAGATGTTGTTGGTGCTGCCTTACGACAGTTTAAGTCCTCACAAATAGGAGGAAGTCCACAAGCAGGATATGTCCTTGTAACTGATGGAATAAGCTCAACATGGGAAGCTGGTGGAGGGGCTGTAGATGTAGTCTCAAACGTAGTTACAAACAGAATCTTGGGTAGAATTACAGCAGGTACAGGTGACTCAGAGCAACTCACAGATAGTGAAGTACGTACTTTAATAAACGTAGAAGACGACTCAGATAAAACAGACACAGCTAACGTAACAAGCGCTGGTGCATTTATGGACAGTGAAGCAACTGACCTTGCTGCCCTTAAAGCTATCGACCAGAGTCTAGTCAGTGGAGCATCCCCAGTATTCTCTACAACAAACATGACCGACGCTACTAACAAGCGGTTTGTTACTGATTCACAAGAGGCAAAGGTAGATTACATATCAGTCACTCAAGCAGTAGACTTAGACAGTATGGAAGTTGATATTGCAGCTCTTGCAAACGGTATGGTGTATAAGGGTGACTGGGATGCTAGTGCAGGAACATTCCCAGGAGCAGCAGCAGCCCAGATAGGATGGTTCTACTATGTATCTGTTGCAGGAACAGTAGACAGTGTAGCCTTTGCAGTAGGTGACAACATTATTGCAGTTACAGACGATGCATCTACATCTACCTACGCAAGTAACTGGAGTAAGCACGACCAGACAGATGCAGTACAAGCGGTAGTAGGGCTCACAGGGTCAGTAGCAAAGGGTTCACTCCTGGCTGCACTTAACGTAGAAGACGGAGCAGACGTTACAGATGCTACTAACGTAACAGCAGCAGGAGCTGCAATGCTCGCAAATGCTAATACGTTTACAAATACAGGAGACACCAGTTTTGCAGGCAACGTCGGCATTGGGACGACGACACCAACCAACTCGTTATACGTAAACGACTCATCTACCCAAACTGCTACCTTTGCCAGTGACCATGCGGCTCAAGCTGCTGTTCAGATTCTTAATAACGATTCTGGAGCCACTTCAGTGAGTAAATTAGGCCTTTCGGGTATTGGAACTGACAATGTAACTAGTGGCGCCGCTAATCTTGTCGGCGGAAAAGAACAACAGTGGACCAGTACCGCCTCTACTCGTGATGGTTATCTTGCTCTTCAAGTTCGAGAGAATAACTCTATGACTGAAAAAGTGCGAATTGATAGTGCAGGCAACGTCGGCATTGGGACGACAGGACCAGCAACCAAGATTCATACTTATTCAGATGACACATCAACAAACCAACTTACTCTTGAACAAGATGGGACTGGAGACAGTTCAATGGTCTATGAGCTAACAGGAGCAAAAGCTTGGCAAACAGGTATAGATAACTCTGATAGTGATAAATTCAAAATAGGTTCTAGTCAAAGCTCTACTTGGGCAAACACCAGGTTAACTATTGATGGAACGTCTGGCAACGTCGGGATTGGTACTGCAACTCCTACTAATAAACTTACTATATCTGGTGCATTTGTAGCAGGTGGTATTTTAGTAAGTGACAGCAGCATAACATCATCCTCACCAGTGATTGAAGTGCAAGGGCGTCGTGATGGAGCTAATAACAGCCAGACGTTTACAGGTGGCCTAGCTCTCGCAGGTCTGCGTACAGATGCTGCAGTCGACAACAATAAGAGTTTAGGAACAGTGTATTTTGGTGGCAACCACACTGATGAAACTGAAAGTAACTTACTTTACACAGCTTCAATTTCTGCTACTGCAGAGGGAACATTTAGTAATTCTACAACCATGCCAACTGGCCTAAGTTTCTACACTGGCTCTGAGGGTCTTGCACTGGGTACTCCCAACGATACCTACGGTGAAGAACGTATGCGTATAGATGCAAGTGGCAACGTCGGCATCGGGACGACATCACCATCTCAGGCATTGTCAGTGCAGGGCAATGTATTAGCCGATTCATATCTGGAATATTCTCCTAAATATGTTGGTGACGCACTATCGCAAATATTAGACATTAAAGAGGAGCCAAATACTAAAGAAGGTGATTGGGCTGAAGTTGACCACAGTACACTTCCATCAGGTGTTAGGTATGAAGAAGTGGTAAAAATCGTAGACGAAGTACCAGTGACATTTGTTGGTAGAGATTTAGGAAAGTCAGTGCAATTTAATCTCACAGCAATCCAACAGCTTTATGAACTAACACTACAACAGCAAGCAGAAATAGAAGCACTGAAGTTACGAATTGATAAACTAGATGGACTAGGAACTGCACCTGTTGAAGTAGATAGTGACGGAAACCTTTTGTCAGCGCCTTTGTGGGCTGGATTTGGAGTTTTGTTTACTGTGTCACTTAGCGCTTGGATTATAAGGTCCAGAAGAAAAGTATTTGAAACAAAATTATAATAATAAGATATATGGAACACTACATAATGCCAGCCCTACTTGCCACAGCGTCAGTAGGACAGACAATTACCAAGAGTACCAGTGTTTCTATTGCACTTGTTCTTATGCTCATGGCAGGGACCTACTTCGCAGGAGTAACTTTTGCAAGTACAGATAATCGCATCTCTAATCTTGAAGAAGGACTTGAAGAAATCAGTCTGCAACAGACTGTAATACTTCAAGCCATTCAGGGGGAACATACTTTCTTAACAAAAGAAAATGCTACAAACTAAAATACTTTCAAACATAGAAATTAAACAAGCCTGGCTTGATGAGCTGCTGGAGCTATTCCCTGAGTTAGATATTACTATTGCGAACACTACAGCAAGCCTAAGACCTAAGTGGAATCCTTGGCACAATTCAATCTGGGGAGACTTTGATTGGATACGAGGCATGATAGGAGATGCAGACATACGTTGCTTTGTAACCACATTTGAACGTCTTAACTCTATCGGAATTACATCCCACTATGGGATGTATGACATGGTTGATAGAGATTTAAATTATGATTTTTATATGGGTCTTCCTAAAAAGTTTGATAATAGAGCTATTAAAAATGGTTTTAAATCAAACTTTGTGTGGATATTTGTACATGAGGCTTGTCATGGTATGGAAAAGCAAAGCTCTGGTCCAGACCGTACTCATATGATGGAAGACCAAGGTCGGTTACTAGAACTTTTAAATGAACATCGAAAACGGTATAATTTACTAATAGAAAAAATAACTCTTTTAAAAAGATTAATACAATTATATGAGCAGCTTAAAGCTATCACTCTTTCGTCCAACAAGAAGTAAAAGAATCTCACAGCATTTTGGTGAGAATAGAGCTTGTTCTTACCCAAATGGGAAGATTGTAGGCAAGCAGGGGCATAATTGTCCTGCTGGTTCAGTAGATTTTTATAAGTCTATTGGTATGCTCGCACACAATGGTCAAGATATACCAGGCATCTTAGGGGAAGACGTTGTTCATGCTGGCACATTTGATGGTTATATGAAGATTGAATCTGACTACAGTGGGGGACTTGGTGTAGATGTTATCTCCAATGTAGAACTATTCTTTGAAGGAAAGGCTCCTAAAGGTCTAACTACCTTTGTCAATAAAAAGACCCATAAGGGAGTCATTGGCTTCACCTGCTACGTCAAGGTACGCTACTGGCACTTACATGCCCAAATAGGATATGATGGTAAGAATGTATCATTTGGACAGACAGTGGGGCTTATGGGTTCTACAGGAGCATCCTCTGGTACTCATTTACACTGGTCATGGAAGTTCTGTAATGAGTTTGGACGTAACTTACTACCAAACAACGGATACTATGGGGCATTTGACCCCGAATCTCCTGAGTTTGGGGTATCATATAACCATGAAGTATTTGCAGGTGACTCAGTAGAATACCTTGGTATAAAACCAACACTCACTATTCCTGAGAAAAAAGAAATTATCAATAAATTGTCATTCCTGAAAAGGTTGCTTCTAATCTTACGGGAACTGGTAGCAAAATTATGAGAAGGATAGCTTGGGTAGTAGTAGGGTTCGTTATTGGTACGTTATTCCAACAATGGACAATGACTCAAGTAATCTGTAATTTAAATTAAATATGAAAACATTAACTGGAAGTAAGACGTTTTGGAAGGCTTGCATTGTTGCTGTAGTAGGTGTACTTACTGTAGCAATGACTGAGCTAGACCTTGTAGGTATGGTAGCCATAGTATCAGCAATCGGTGATATTGCATTACGACTGGTGACAAATGAAGAAATCGAATCTATAATGTAACCGCCAGTACCAAACAGACACCAAAAAACACCTAGTTTATAAGCTCGGTGTTTTTTGTATCTA